AAACGACAGAACAATATCCACAAACAATCTTAACAGAGTTTGTACAAGACAAGTGTGGTTTATTAGATGCACACTTTTGTAATCTAGGAGCATTTGTAGAAGTTTCGATTAATTTGAAAGGTAGAGAGTGGACTAACCCTCAAGGGGAGGCTAAATACTTCAACTCAATTCAAGGATGGCGAGTTCAAGAAGCAGTTGAGGAAGTAGCAGTATCGGCTCAGTCTCCAGACAGAGAGGACGATTTACCATTTTAAATTAATACAGGGGGCTAACTACCCCCTTTTTTTATGCTTATAAATTACGATCAACATATTAAAAAACTAGAGGACTTTAGGAAAGGTAAAGTTCAGGAAGCTTTAAAGGTAGGACACAAAGAATTAGATTCACACTTTAGGTTTGTAAGAGGAAATATGAATTTCCTACTAGGACATAACAATGTAGGTAAAACACATTTTACGTTTTATTTGATGTTGCTTTATTCTATCAAACACAGTATTAAATGGTTAGTCTTTTCAAGTGAGAACGAAGTGTATTCTTTGATTAAGAAACTAATCGAGATGCGAGAAGGCAAACCAATAAACAAAATAGAAGAAACAGACTACAACGATTCTAAAGAGTTTGTATATAAACATTTTAAATTCGTAGATACTAACAGACAATACACTTATAAAGAACTCTTAGACTTAGCAGGTTCTATCAAAGATGCTTGGGACTATGATGGGTTCTTAATTGATCCTATAAACTCACTAAGAAAAGATTTAAGAAATACTAACGGCTATGAATATTCTTACGAGTGTTTAACCGATATTAGAATCTTCTGCAAAAAATATAACATAGCTACCTGGATATGTTGCCACGCAGTTACAACTAGTTTAAGAAACAAACACACACCTAATCACGATTTTGCAGGACAACCTATGCCACCAAGTATAGGAGATGCAGAGGGTGGAGCAGTAAACGCAAACAGAGCTGATGATTTCCTCATCATTCACAGATATATATACAGTCCTGATTCGTGGATGTACACTAGACTTTTTGTAGCTAAGGTAAAAATGCAAGAGCTAGGATATAAACCAACAAGCTATGAATCTCCTATAATGTTTAAGTCAATACTAAACAACGTAGGCTTTGAAATAGGTGGAAACAATTTAATAAAATATAAAACCAAGAAACAATTAACCATTGACAACACTAGAAAAGATAGCAAATAAACACGATGACTGGGTAAGAATCGTTAAAAGCTTTGGATGTAAAAACGAATACTGTGAGGATATAGTACAAACTATGTATTTGAAGATGCACACTTTAATCAACAGAGGTATTGATATTAGTTATGAAGATGACATTAACCACTTTTATATATATAGAATACTTAGAAGCTTATTTATAGATTTATGCAGAAAAGAAGCGAAGATTACAAAAGTAAACGTAGAGTACCTAGAAACGTTTGTACAAGAGGAAGAAGTAAAAGAATACAAAGACATTGAGGGTAAGATGAAAGAACTACATACAGTATTAGATAAAGTCTATTGGTATGATAGGAAAGTATTTGACCTCATCTCAGATGGAATGAGTATAGCAGAGCTATCAAAGAAAACAAACATATCTTATTATTCTTTATACAACACATATAAAAACGTTAAAACATTAATTAAAGACAACATACAATGGGACTAGGAACACTATTAGAAAAAATCATAAACGTAATAACGTTAGGTTATGGTAAACGTTTAGCTACTTGGGTAGCAAAGAAATTAGGAAAAGATGATTGTGGCTGCACAGACAGAAAAAACGATTTAGATAAAAAGGTAAAGCTATGGTAGAAGAAGATTTATCAAGATGGTTAGAGTTTGTCAATCGTAAAAGACAACACGAACTAAACAAAGAACAAATAAAACTAGTAGCAGAGTTACACGCTAAATACTACAACCATAAATATCACGAGCCTTGTACCTGCAATGGTTCTATATATAAGATCTGGATAAAAGACATTAATAAACTTGTATGAATATAAGTAAAGTACATCAGTTTGAACAATCAATAGTAACACTCTTAAACTTAGATGGGTGGAATCTTGAATGGTGTGGAGGAGGCTTTGAGCATTTTGATTGTATAGGCACAACTCCAAAGGGTGTTCAATGTGTTATGGAAATCAAGCTAAGGAAAAAGTACTATGAGGACAAAATGATTGAGAAGTATAAGTTCGATAAACTCATAAAGGAAGATGCTATCGCTTTATATTTTGTAGCTGATCCTAAAGGCAATTATATATTCTGGTTAAACGATTTACCTAAACAAGAGGAGGTAGAAATGTATTGTCCTGACACTACACTATGGACTAAAAAACGAATTAAAAAGCCTTGTTACCTTCTTAAAGAAAGGGATGCACACCGAGTACAAGCAAATAAAACTAATTAACATTTGTTTATATCATTTTAATTTGTATATTGCAGTATAATTATTAATTAAAAGCAAAACGAAATGGAAATTCAAGATTATCAAAATTTAAAAAACAAATTAGAATCACTTAAAAATAATCATAAAAATAAATATGATAGAAATGCAAGTGGTTATTTAGACGCTTGTTCTATAACAGTCAAGATGTTTGGAGACTGGAGATTAAAGAAAAAAGTAGGTTGTAAGAAAGGGTATGAGGGTTGGAATTTTTTTAGTACATCATCTAATTCTAATGGTTATGATTTATATGAAGAAATAAAAAATGCTTGTAAAGATTTTAATTTATTATCAGTTACAGAAAAACAACTTTAATAACAATAGGGGTGTAAAAACCCCTTTTTAAAAAAAGATATGGCAGAAAAACTACCAACAGTATTTAACTACAACAGTAATGACAATGAGTTTAAAAACATTGATCAGGTTAATACAGAAATTAAAGACCTTATAAAGATAAGGAAAGAACTAAGAGCTAAACAAACAGAGATTCTTAGAGACAGAAGATTTAACGAGAACTTAGAAAAATATCAATACTTTATATAATGACAAAAATAGAAATAGCATCAGAATTCGGTAAGATATCAGGTAATCTAAACTATGCAGTTAGAAGATGTAAAGATGATATCACAAAAGAAACTTTAGAAGAAACACTAATCTTTATACAACAACTCTATAAAAAATTAATCTAATGGAAAAACTAAAGAAATACTTAACTCTTGCAGTAGCAACACTAATCTTATTTATATGCACAGTATTTTTACTGAGCTTAGAATCTATAATTGATTCAATGTTTTAATGAGTTTAGGAAAGTTACAAGCTACGGCAGATATAAATGCTTTGTTACATTTGGTTAAGAAATGGAAAGCGAAATCAAAAAACAAAGAGATAAAAGATTTAGAGGATATTGCAATTAGAATATTCTTTTATATAAATCAGTTAGAGTTAGAGCAATATTCTTTTGAGAAATTAATTTCAGAAGCAAGAAGCGATAAACTAAGAGCAATAACTCGAGCAAGAAAAACAGATAAAGAAAATGAAAAACTACGAAAACAGAATGAAAGCCTTAGCATTTAGCTACATAGGCATAATACTTATTTTACTATGGACACTATTCAATTATTAGACGGAAAAACATACAAACGAGATGAGATACTAGAGAAAATGAATGATGATTCGTTTTACTATGGTTACTTAGGCAAAGCAGCTCTAAGCTCCTCTACGATTAAATTACTCTTAGATAGTCCTAAGAAGTATAAGTATGTTACACAATACGGATCACAAGAATCAAACGCTTTAGATGCAGGGTGGTTATTTCACACTTGTATATTAGAACCTGATGTATTTGCAAAACAAATCTTTGTAGATGTACAATCTAAAAACACTAAGGCATATAAACTAGCTAAAGAGGAACACGGAAAAGTTTATACGATGAAACAAAAGAACGATGCCGAAAGACTAGCAGATGCTTTCTTTAGAAACGAACACGCTTTAAAACTTATAACAAATACAGAGTTTGAAGTTCCTGCAATAGGCGAGGTACAAGGATATCCATTTAGAGGAAAAGCAGATGTATTAGGTCAAGGAATCATTGATCTTAAAACAACTGCAGACTTAAAAGCATTTCCTTACTCATCTTACAAGTATGGATATGATGTACAGGTATATTTATATTCTGAACTATTTAACAAACCATACGAGGAGTTTAAGTTTATAGCAATAGACAAAGGCTCATTAGATATAGGTATCTATGATTGTAGTGAGGGGTTCTATGAATCAGGAAAGGCTAAAGTAACAAAGGCATTAGAGGTCTACGAGACATTTTTTATTAACGGAGCAGATATAGATAGTTACTGCATAACAGGTACTTTATGAATATAATAAGAAAAGAAGATTTATCAATAGATTCTGAAAATAATATAAGAATAAATCCTGAAAAAGAGATGACTTATTATGATGAGGGTTATAGTAAGCGAATAGAAGTAGATGGAGAAATTTATTACACAAAACCAAAAGGCGATTACTATAAAAAAAAATTAGGTGTAATGGATGACTATATTGGACTTGATTTTGATTTGTTAGATTTAAGTTATAAATACTATCGAAGCAATTTATATTTAGAAAGGTTTATATATAAGTGCAGTGAAAATAGTTATGTAAATACTATTTCAAATCTAGCAAGTTATGGTTTGTTTGATAAAAGAATACTTGGTGTCTATTCAGGTAAAGGTATAAGATGTTATTGGTGTAAAGGCGAGTATGAAAATTATTGGGAACAGTTAATGATTAATGATGAGTTAGATGTTTTAATAGAAACTTATGGGTGGAGTAATTCTTGTTGGTACACAATAAAAGCACAAGACTTATTTAAAATACCATATAAAACTATAAAAAAATATAATAGTGAATTTATTGATTTCTTTAGTTATTTTGGTATTTATTTAAAATATGGGTACAAAAAAAATATAGAGAAATATAAGGCAAAGAAAAAACAATATAAAGAGCAAAAAAAAATAGCACAAAATAAATACAATTACAATACTTACATTTATAATGATTATGTAAAACCTGCTTCAAAAACTTATATACTCAAGGACAAAAACACAGGCTATTATAAAATAGGCAAATCTATAAATCCACTTAATAGAGAGAAAACATTACAAGCAGAGAAACCAACATACGAACTAATAAAGATATTTAACAACGATATAGAAACAGACTTACATAAAAAATATAAAAAACAAAATGTAAGAGGAGAGTGGTTTAATTTAAACAAAGTACAATTAAAATACATATGCACGAGTTATGAATAAAGAGGCAAATAAGATAGCAAAGAACATTATAGATATATCTGATATTGATGTATTTAAAAATACTAGGAAAAGAGAATATATAGAGGTCAGAAGTTTGCTTACGTTTATGTTGAGGCATCATTGTAATTTTACCTATCATCAAATAAAAGACTTTTATAGATTAAACGGAAAGAGTTATGATCACGCAACTGCAATACATAGTTTGAAAGCATTTGAAACCCACAGGCGATATAACAGAAACCTAGACAAGTATTTTGATTTAGTTCTACTAAGACTAAGAAACAAATCCAAATTAAGAAAAGCATTAATAAACCACATAATAGACTACACTAAAGAAAAGGACTTAAAGAAACTCCTTAGAATAGTAGATACATTACCTTTAAACGATATAGATGGAAACAAACCAACAAAAGAGAAAGCAGATACCTTTGTATAAAGGACTGATTAAATACTTTCCTGATGCACTATGCGAAGTAGCTAGAGTTAGTTACATAGGAAGTAAACAACACCACCCAGAGAAAGAGATACATTGGGACAGAGATAAAAGCCAAGATGACTTAGATGCACTTATGCGACATCTAATAGAAAACGGCAAGATAGATTTAGACGGAGTAAGACACTCGGCAAAAGTAGTATGGAGAGCCTTAGCACACTTACAAAAAGAAATAGAGAAAGACAACATAAGAGAGGACTTATGGTACATAAAAGATAATATAATATCAGGTACAGAATGAAGATACTAAACTTATATGCTTGTCTTGGAGGTAATAGATACAAGTGGGGCAATGAACACGAAATAACAGCTGTTGAATGGGATGAGGAACTTGCTAGTTTATATCAAGAAAGATTTCCTGGCGATAAAGTAATAGTTGCAGATGCACATCAATATTTATTAGACCACTACAAAGACTTTGATTTTATTTGGAGTTCACCACCTTGTCCTACACATAGTAGGTTAGTGCAATCAAACAAAAACAAAATAAAAATGAAATATCCTGATATGAGTTTATATCAAGAAATTATTTTTTTAGATAAGTTATATAATGGCAAGTATGTAGTTGAAAATGTAATACCTTATTATGAACCTTTGATACCTGCAAAAAAAAGGCATAGACATTTATATTGGTGTAATTTTAATTTACCTAATAAATTAACTCATAGAGAAGCTAGAATCTCTACTGGTACACAAGAAGTTAAAAAATTGTGTGATTTTCACAATTATAATTTTTATAAATACAAAGGCAAACAACCAATTAATAAAATTGCTAGAAATCTAGTAGATTATGTTGCAGGTAAAACAATATTAGATACAGTAATGGGCATAAGAAGAAAAGAAAATATTAATCAAACAGAATTATTTTGAAACAAAAGAAACATACCAACATACAAAGAATAAAAAGACTAGAGAACATAGTAAGCCAAATCTATTTAAGTGTAGAGGTAATAAAGAAAAGCCTTGAGAAGAATGAAAACAGTAAACACGATTAGTGGAGGTAAAACCTCTGCATATATATCTGCACATTACCCATCTGATTATAATGTATTTTCTTTAGTTAGAATAGAACATAAAGAATCTAAATTTCCAGATAAAAAAATAAGACAAGAAGTAGAGGATAGAATACAAGCTCCATTTATAGCTACTGCTGAAGATGATACAATTATATATACTATGTTAGATCTGGAACAATACATTGGTCAAAAGATAGAATGGGTTACAGGTAAAACATTTGATAAAGTATTAGATACTGCAGGAACATTACCTGATCCACTTAGAAGATACTGCACAACACAAATGAAACTAGAACCTATATTTAAATGGTGGCAACAAACAATTAATGAACCATCAGAATTTAGAATAGGCTTTAGAGCTAACGAACAACGTAGAGCTAAACGAACTTTAGAGAAAACAAACGTCAATGGATTGTTAGAAATGAAAGCAATTATAGGAAAAAGAAAAACTAGAAACAAATGGGGAATAATAGAATGGCAGAAACCAACGTTTCCACTTATTAAAGATAATATATATAAAGACAACATAGAGGAGTATTGGAAAGACAAACCTGTAAGATTTGCTTGGATGAATAATTGTGTAGGGTGTTTTCATAAAAACCCATTGCTTATAAAAAAGATGCACACTAAACACAAAAACAAAATAGAATGGTTTGCAAGTAAAGAAAGAATTAAACACAATAAAGATGTTTGGTATAAAGAAAAAAACTTATCTTTTAACGAAATAATTAAATGGGATAATCAAACAGAATTATTTGAAGATGACTTTAATGAATGTGATTCTGGATATTGTGGTATTTAAAATTTATAATTATTACGTTATATACTTGATTAATCAAGTTTTTTCAAGATGAGTAAACACGGAGGTAAAAGAGACAATTCAGGTAGAAAGCCTAAAGACGAGGAATTAAAGTTAGTAGAAAAGCTAACGCCTTTAGAACCATTAGCATTTGAAGCTCTTAAAAAAGGTTTAGAAAAGGGAGACTTTAAATATGTACAACTCTACTACAACTATGTAGCAGGTAAACCAAGAGAAACTAAGGACATTCACGTAAACGAAGATGTGCCTTTATTTATTGATTAATGCAAGTAACAAAAACCTCAGCACTACAAAGATTAAGAGAACTAGATAAAAGAGTTCGTATAGTAAGAGGAGGATCATCGGCAGGTAAAACAATAGCTATTATATCTATCCTTATAGATTATGCAATAAGAAACAAAGGAAAAGAAATAAGCATCGTATCTGAATCTATACCACACTTACGTAGAGGTGCTTTAAAAGACTTCTTAAACATCTTAAAGGGGTTACATAGGTATGATGATAGAAAGTTCAACAAAAGTACCTTAAAATACGTTTTTAGTAATGGTAGTTATATTGAGTTCTTTTCTACAGACCAACCAGACAAACTAAGAGGAGCTAGAAGAACTGATTTATTTATTAACGAATGTAACAATGTTAGCTTTGATTCCTATCAACAATTAGCAGTTAGAACATCAAGTAATATTTGGTTAGACTATAACCCTGCTAATCTATTCTGGGTAGATAAGGAACTTATAGGACAACAAGATGCGAACTTCATAACCCTAACCTACAAAGACAACGATAGCCTACCTGATACTATAGTAAAAGAAATAGAAAAAGCTAGAGAGAAAGGAAAGACCTCAACCTACTGGGCAAATTGGTGGCAAGTTTACGGACTAGGACAGATAGGCAGTTTAGAGGGTGTATGTATTCCTGATTGGAAACCTATAGACACTATTCCAGAGGAGGCTAGGTTATTATGTGCAGGCTTAGATTTTGGCTACTCTGTAGATCCAAGCACGATTATAAAACTTTACAAATGGAATCAATCTTACATATTTGATGAGGTACTTTATCAAAAGGGAATGCTTAATAGAGACCTAAGTTATTTTATTAAGACTAATGAGATACGAGAAAACATATATGCAGATAGTGCAGAGCCTAAGTCAATACAAGAACTAAGAAACTATGGACACAAAGTCTTTGCAGTAACAAAGGGTAGAGATTCAATAGTCTATGGTATTAACCTAATCAACCAAAACGAAATCTACATTACATCACAGTCTAAGAATCTTATTAGGGAGTTACAGGGTTATGTATGGGCAAAAGACAAAGAGGGTAACAATCTACAAAAACCCACAGGTACACACCCTGATTGCATTGATGCAGCTAGATACGCTTTAATGATGCAACTAAAGAATCCTAATAGAGGACAATACGCTATAAGATAGTTTTTAAAAGTTTTTAATTTTACGTTATATATATATGAAACTAGAAGTTTACATTCCTGATACTCTTAGTGAGATTACACTAGATAAATATCAAAGGTATCTAAAGATTCAAGGAAACAACACAGATGAGAACTTCTTAGCTATTAAGATGATTGAAATCTTTTGTGGACTAAGAGGCGATACGATAATGCAAATGAAAGCTAAAAGTATTCAAGACATTACACTTATACTAACTGATATGTTTAATGAGAAGCCTAAGCTAGTGAGAGAGTTTAAAATGAAAGGTAAGACTTATGGTTTTGTACCTAAGTTAGAAGATATTAGTTTTGGAGAGTATATTGACTTAGATACGTACATTGGAGATATGGACAACATACATAGAGCAATGAATGTCCTATACAGACCAATCAAACAAAAGCACGATGATAAATATTTGATAGAGGACTACACAGGAGATGATCCTGATAAGATGAAAGATATGCCAATGGATGCCGTACTTAGTTCGATACTTTTTTTTTATCATTTAGGGATGGACTTGTCGATAACTATGCTGAACTCTTTGGAGGAGGGCAAGGAAACGAACTTAGCTCAATATCTAACTTCGGAAGGAAATGGGGATGGTATCAATCACTTTTCGGACTCTCTCAGGGAGATATTACAAGATTTGAAGATATCACTAAACTAAATATACACACCTGTCTTTATGCTTTAAGTTTTATGAAAGAAAAGGCAGAGATAGAATCAAACAATATAAAAAGTAAATATAATAGATGATAGAAACAGTTAAACATTTTTTCGGTATATGTGGAGAACCTCATTTGAATTTCTTCACTATTGTTTTTTTAATAATGTTATTACTTAGTGTTAAATACAAATCTATAAAGAATGAGTAATCAAGGAGTAAGAGGCTATTATCAAATCACGGAAACTATTAAGACTAATCTCTTAGCAGATGAGAATGTCAATACAGTAACAACAGGCGATATATTTGAAATAGATTTATCCAAACAAACTATATTTCCTTTATCACATATTATAGTAAACTCTGCAACTATACAAGAACAAGTCCTCAGCTTTAACATAACTGTAATGTGTATGGATGTTGTAGATCAATCAAAAGAGGAAACAACAGACGTATTCAGGGGAAACAACAACGAGCAAGATATACTAAACACACAACTAGCAGTAGCTAATAAGTTAGTAGGGTTATTAAGCAAAGGGGATTTATATAGAGACAAATACCAAATAGATGGCGATGCTTCTTGTGAGTTCTTTTATGAAAGGTTTGAAAATGAATTAGCAGGTGTAGCTTGTACATTCAATGTATTAATTGCAAATGATATAAACGTATGCAGTTAAAACAAACAAAAGAGGCTTTAAATAACTTTGGTAAGTTTGTAATACAACAAGCTAGGTCAAGACTAACAAAGGGCAATAAAAACGTAAACAAGAAACTATATAACAGTTTAGAGTATCTACCATTTACAACAGGAGATTCTATAGGTGTTAAGTTTTTTATGGAGAAATACGGAATGTTCCAAGATCAGGGAGTTAGAGGTGCTAATTCTTACTACGCTGACAAAACCACAAGCGGTAGTCCTTACAAGTTTAAAAGCAAAGGAGGAAAAAGAGGATTAAAGGGAATGCCTCCACCCTCAGCGTTTAAAGACTTTATAAAAAGAAAAGGTATAAAAGGTAGAGATAAAAAAACAGGTAGATTTATAACAAACAAATCTTTACAATTCTTAATAGCAAGAAGTGTATTTCAAAAAGGTATAAAGGCTAGTATGTTTTTTACTAAACCTTTTAATCAAGCGTTTGACAAACTACCAGAAGAACTACAAGAAAACTTTGTAAAAGATATTGAAAACATAATATTTGAATAATGGCTAAGATAAACGTAATAAGTCCTTACTTTATAAACCTAGATACAACTAACCTAGCAAGTGCAAAACTTGAGTTAAGAATATACGCAGGAGCTGCTGAGACTACTTGGCAAGGAAGTCCACAATACACATTAACCTCGACTGCTATAAACGCTAAAGTAAACTTTGAAATAGCAGAGTTAATTAAAGACTACATTCCTGCAGAGTTTAGTGGAACGTACCCTAACTCAATTTTAGCAGCAGATGATTATACTACAATGTATGTTGATTATAGAACTACAGAAACTATAACAGGTGGTAGCGATGTTGTTACAACTGTTTTAGGAGAAAGAGCGTTTTTAGGATATGGTTATTTTGAAGAAGGTGCAAACCCTCAACTATTACAAGGCTACTTACAATCAAACACAACAATATTAAAATCAGATGATGATGCTTTAAGAATACCTGTAGATAACGAAAAAACAACTTCAGTAGCTTTCTTTAATAAAGGAGATGAAATACATACTTGGACACCTTCTTCAGGTTTGAAGATACAAGACCAAATACAATACGTTAGTACTGCATCTGCAAGTGTAGATAATTACAGAGAAAGAGTAGAGGGATCAGGAGGAACTTTTGAAGATAGTATATGCTTACAACAATTTCTAAAAGGCGAAACTATATACCCAGTAGATGAGGTTATAATAAACGCAATAGAGGGTGTTACTGTTATCAAAGTAAACAATATAAGCGAATGTAAATTCAACCCTTACAAGCTAACTTTTATAAATAAGTTTGGAGCATATCAAGATTTATGGATGTTTAAAAAGAATAGTATAAGCATATCGGCAACAGAGGAGAAGTTTAAACGAAACATTTTAACTAATGGTTCTTATAATACTTACAGTCATCAAAACACTATACTAACTAAGAACGCTAAACAAAGCCTTACGCTTAATAGTGGTTACTATCCAGAATCTAACAATGAGTTATTTAAACAACTTATACTAAGTGAGAGAGTATGGATAGAGTACGATAATAAAACACTTCCTGTATTAATCACATCAAATAGTTTAGGGTTTAAAACAAGTCTTAACGACAAACTAATTGATTACACTATACAAGTAGAATTTGCTAATCAAACTATAAATAATGTACGTTAATGCAAGTTTTAGAACTATACATAAATAACATAAGAGTAGATATGTTTCAAGATGAATCAGTAACAATTACTGAGGCTCTTAAAGATATTAGAGATATTGCTAAAGTCTTTGCACCTTTTTCTAAGCAATTCAATTTACCTGCATCCTCAACAAACAACAAACTATTCAAACATTATTACAACTTTGATATAGATAATGGCTTTGATGCTAGGTTTAGAGTAGATGCAATACTAAAACTAAATGGTATTGATTTTAAGATAGGTCAAATAAAACTAAATGGAGTAGGAATGAAAGACAACAAGCCACATACTTATAAGGTGGTGTTCTTTGGCAAACCTAACAATTTAAAAGACTTATTCGGAGATGAAACTTTAAGTGCTTTAAACCCTCTTAACGCTTATGATATGGTCTTAAATAACAACGACCTTTTAGATGCCTTTACAGATGGTTTACAAAGTAGTGGAGTAAAAGCTACTCTTACTTCTAATAGAAACGTAACTCTGCCTTTAATTAGTTTGGCTAATATATTCGTTTATGATTCTACATCTGTTTCTCCTTCATATAATTTACATAGTGTAGGTTTTGCAAGTGGCACACTACCACTAAATAAACAATTAAAACCAGCTATAAAATGTAAACGTATTATTGAAGCAATAGAAACTCAATATGGGATTACGTTTAATATGGTAGATGAGGGGAGTATAAAAAGTTTTTTTGGTAGTGCAATGTTTGATAATCTTTATTTATGGCTGCATAGGGAAAAAGTAAAACCACCTTCAACAGGTTCAGGCATTGGTAGTTATGGTATTGATTATGTTACAAGGTCTAAGAAGCTAACGTTTGCAGATTTTACTTTTACATCTGGTACTGATTTTTTAACTAATAACCAATTAGTAGTAAGCGATGAGTATAATTATTCTATAAGATTAGTTCTTGACACAGATGCAGATAGGGATTTAGAAATTATATCAAGAGATAAACTAACAAACGAGTTATTAGATTATCAAACAAGAATGACACCATCTACTAATTTTAATGTTACATTAAGAGATTTAAATAGTGGCACATTATCCTCACGAACTTATGATATAGAGTTTAGATTGAATTCTAATATCGGTGCTAGTTTTGATGCTGAAACTGTTCGTATAACTAGAACGCTAAAAGATGGAACTGGTGCAACAATTGGGGATTATTCTTACAATGCTTTTACTTTAGGCGAAAACTTATTTATACAAGACTATATACCTAATATGAAAGTGATAGATTACTTAACAACTTTGTTTAAGATGTTTAATTTAGTTGCTTACACAAAAAGAGATAGCTCACAAATCTATGTGCAGACCTTTGATGATTTTATGACACTTGGAGTAACAAGAGATATCACTAAATACGTAGATATAACTCAAAGCACAATCGACAGACCAATACCATATTCAAAAATTAACTTTGATTATTCTCCACCTGTTACACTAACAAGTTTAAAATACTTAAACCAATTTAGCCAACAATTTGGAAACCTTAATTATTCTGCACCAGATAAGTATGATGGACAAAGCTATGATGTAAAAGTAGATGGGCAACGTAGCGTATTAGTAAATATAATAGATGAGAATGATGATACAACAGGTTTAGTTTATGGTGCTTGGCTTGATTTTGATGATAAGATAGCATTGGGTAGTCCATATATGTTTTTTAATCAATTAGTTGATTCATCAGAATACCCAGTTACCTCAGCACAATACGACACATATAATGCTCCTTCCAATTCAACAGAACTTAGCAGTCATAGTTTAAACTTTGGAATTGAGTTTAATGAATATACTGGTAATTTAAATGAAAATAGTTTGTTTAGTAGATTTTACCAACAATTCATAGAGCAATCTTTTAATCTTAAAGGAAGGATAATAAAAGTAACTGCACAACTGCCAGAAAGTTTTATTCTAAATTATAGTATAAACGATGTCTTAGTAATAAACGGAAAAGAGTATTATATAAATAGTTTAAGCACAAACCTAAAGACAGGCAAGTCAGAGATTGAACTTATAGTCAAAACATTAACCTATACTAATAGTGTACTAACGTGATAAAAAACATATTAGACTTACTGCCTCTAGCAACAGGCGAAACGGAAAACATAAAAATAGCTAAGGGTAAATACAAATATCCTGAAACATTTAAGGAAACATTTAAAGTATTGAAAGAATGGCAAAAGAAGTAATAATTGAGTTAAAGGCAAAGACCGACAAAATAGAAAAAGATGTTGAGGGAATCAATAAAGAAATTAATACTCTTAACAAAAATGTAGATAAAACTGCAGAAGGTTTTGAAGGTGTTGAGAAAGCATCTAAAGACACGGCTAAAGGAGTTAGAAAAATAGGAACTACTTTAAAGGCTATTGGTATTGGTTTATTACTTGCTGCATTCACAAAACTAAAAGAAGTATTTGAGCAAAACCAAAAAGTTGCTGATGCTTTTAATATTGCTTTTGAAAGTTTATCTATTGCTTTTAACGATTTCTTTAATTTCTTAGATAATAATGTAGGTACAGTAGTAGGTTACTTTAAAAGTATTTTTGAAGATCCTAAACAATCTTTAATAGACTTTGCAGATGCTTTTAAAAGAAACATACAAGAAAGATTTGAATCTTACTTAGATACTTTAGGATTAATAGGTAGTGCAGTAAAAAAAGTATTTAGTGGAGACTTTGCAGGAGCATTAGAAGATGTAAAGAGTGCAGGTAAAGAAGCCGTTGATGTTTTAACAGGAGTAAATAATTCATTCGATAAAGGAACAGAGGTAGTTAATAAAGTAGTTAAAGCAACTAGTGATTATGTTAAAGAAACTATTAAGGCTGCAGATTCTAATGTTGAGTTAGAAAAAACTGCTAGAAAATTAGAGGCAGTTAATCAAGGACTTATTGAAAGCTACGATAGACAAGCAGAGGAACTAAGACAAATTAGAGATGATGAAAGTAAAAGCTTTGAGGAACGTATAAAAGCAAACGAGGATTTAGGTAAACTATTAGACGAACAAGAAAAAACAATGATGTCAAACGCTGCTGCTAGAGTTAAACAAGCAGAGGTAGAACTATCAAAAAATAAAGAAAATGTAGATTTACAAATAGCCTATCAAGAAGCACTTAATGAACAAGCAGCTATTGAGGCACAAATAACAGGCTTTAGGAGTGAGCAACAAACAAACACAAACTCATTATTAAGAGAACAAAAAGACCTACAAAACGAATTAGCACTTATAGGTAAAACAGAACGTGAGATAGAACGTATAGAACTTCAACAAGATTATGATGCTAAAAAGGCACTTATAGAACGTGAGATAACAGATGAAGCAGAAAAAAATGAGATGTTAATTAATCTTAAAAAAGATTTTGATGGTAAAATAAATGATCTTAATGCAGACGCTGCAGAAAAAGAAATTAAGTGGTCTCAAATGACACAAGATCAAAAACTTGATTATGCTAAAAAAGGTTTAGCAGGATTAGCAGCAAATCTAGGAAAAGAAACTGCAGCAGGTAAGGCAGCAGCCGTAGCAAGTGCTTTAATATCTACCTATCAAGGTGCACAAGATAGTTACACATCACTTGCAAAAATACCTATAATAGGTCCAGCATTAGGTTTTGCAGCAGCAGCAGCAGCGACAATATCAGGTTTAAAAACTGTTAAAGCAATAACATCTACTAAAACACCACAAACTGCAGGTATGGGTGGAGGAACACCGAGTGTATCTGTACCATCAAGACCAAGCTCTGCACCAAGTACTGCATCTTTACCTCCTCAATTTAGTACAGTAGGAACAAGTGGAACAAATCAAATAGCTGAATTGTTAGGTAATCAACCACCATTACAAGCCTTTGTAGTTTCAGGAGATGTGAGTACGGCACAAGAGTTAGACAGAAACATTGTTACAAGTGCAAGTTTAGGATAAACAAAAAAATAAATTAATACGTTATAATAGTATGAGAATAGTTGAACTAATATTAGGAGACGATGAAATGACAGGAATAGAAGCTATTTCGGTAGTTGAGAATCCTGCAATAGAGGAAGATTTTATAGCTCTAAAAAGCGAGGAAATAAAACTTGCTGAAGTAGATAATGAGAAACGTATCTTAATGGGTGCATTACTTGTTCCTAACAAACCTATCTATCGTAGAAAAGGAGAAGAAGAATATTATATATATTTCTCAAAAGAAACAGTAGAGAAAGCTTCACAACTTTATCTAATGAATGGCAATCAATCAAAAGCTACATTAGAACACCAACACACGATTAATGGATTAACCTTAGTAGAATCTTGGTTAGTTGAAGATGAGGTACACGATAAATCTCGTAAGTACGGATTAAATGTTCCTGTAGGTACTTGGATGGGTGCAGTAAAAGTAAACAACGACCAGATCTGGAATGACTTTGTTAAAACAGGTAAAGTAAAAGGATTTAGTATCGAGGGTTACTTTGCTGACAAAATGGAAAGACCTAAAGAACCTATAAACGACTTTGATGAAGAAGAAGCAGAAGAAATGTTATCTGTAATACGTTCTATAGTGAAAGAGGATAAGCGATTAAAAGATGGTCAGAGGAGAGAACTAGAATCTTATAGTGATTACCCTGATGGAGTAAAGAACAACGCTAAGAGAGGTATAGAACTAAACGACAAAGTAAACAACAAGTGTGCTACACAAGTTGGCAAGATACGAGCTAAACAATTAGCACAAGGCAAACCTATCTCTAAAGAAACTATAAAGAGAATGTATTCTTATTTAAGTAGAGCAGAGGAATATTACGATGAGGGAGATTCTAAAGCGTGTGGTACTATTTCATATTTATTATGGGGTGGTAAAGCTGCTTTAAGATGGTCAGAGAGTAAACTTAAAGAACTAGGAGAGATAGAATTAGCTAGTGAGGTTATAAACGATTCTATGGCTATTATTGATGATAGATTAGCTTATGCTACTAAAGAGTTAGCTATAAAAGCTGCACAAGATATAGGATGTGAGAGTTACCACGAACACGAGTTTGAGGGTAAGACTTGGTTTATGCCTTGTGAAGAACACAATTTAAAAGCACCTTGTCAAGCAGGATACGAACAATACGGAATGAAAATGAAAGGTGGTAAACTAGTACCTAATTGCATACCAATAAAATAATATAAAATGAGCAAAAGAATAAGTAAAATGCTATTTAGCAAAGAAAGAGTTGAGTTAGGTTTAATTGATGACTTTGAATCTGAGTTTGAAAAAACAGTAAATAATGATTTAAAAATAGGACAAAGTTTAATATCAGCTTTAGGTAAAGCAGAAAGCAAATATAAAGCAATTATAAACGACTATCAATCTGTAATTAAAATAGCAGACAAAGCAGAATCTGCAGCTAAAGACTTAGGTATAGACTTACCTGACACATTTAAAAATAAAATAGCATCAAGCAAATCAGGTATAAAAGAAGCTCAAAATATAATGAGTAAAATAAACCAATTATACAGTTTGTTCTAAGATATGAAACAATTTGAAACACCAAGTAAGACAAGTCCAAAGGGTGGACGTAGAGGTTGTTTATGTAAAGATAAAGATACCTATTCAGTAAAGTGTTGCAAGGGTAAAATAATAAATCAAGGAATCGGTAAAATATAAGTTATGAGTAAACGTATAAGCAAGATGCTATTTAGCACAGAGAAAGTAGAATTAGCGTTAGTTGATGATATAGAAAAAATATTAGATAAAGCAAATTCAGATCGCAGAAGATTGCAAAACCAAGCACTTAAAATTGCTGATAATTTAAATAATCTACAATCTGATTATGCAAAAGCTTTTAGTTTAGCTAAAGATGCTGAAAATAAAGCAAAAGAATTAGGTGCAGACGATTTAAGAAAATTATTTGGAGCAAGAGGAGATGAAGCAAAAGATTATCAAAATGAAGTTGCAAAAGCATCTAATAAAATAACAAATATAATAAACAGTATATAAATATAAGTTATGAGTAAAAAAGCAATGGCTAAAATAGTCGAGATTAATAAACAAGAATTATCTACTGAAAAGGTTGAATTGTCTTTGTTGTCAGATGCACAAAGTACAGCAGATAAACTTGATGGTCTTTTTGGTGATGCAAATAGAAGTTTTAATATCGAAGGTAATAAAATGCTTGATAGAATTATGCCTATTATAAAAGATTTTAACAAAACAAGGCAAGAATTAATTAAACAATCATCAGATTTTGAATCTAAAGCAGAATCTATAGGAGTTGATAGAAAATCTATTGATAACTCTTTGAGAAAAATAAATCAATCTTTAAAAATGGGAAAGAAGTTAAGTGAAGAAATAGATGAAAGAGTTAGAGCAGTAAAAAGGGCAATATTTTAAAAATGCAAATATAAATTTTAACACGTTATAGTAATATGAAATCAACAGAAATCTTAGACAAAATCAAAACTTTCTTAGGAGAGGAAAAAGTAGTAGAAACACAATTAGAAGCTACTGAGGAAACTCAAGAGGAAGTAAAATTAGCTCAGGCTAAATTAGACAATGGTACAATTTTAGAAGCTGAGGCTTTTGAAGCAGGAAACGAAATCTTTATTGTTACTCAAGATCAGAGAGTAGCCGTACCTGTAGGCGAATATCAAATGATAGATGGTAACATCCTTGTAGTAAGCGAGGAAGGAATCATTGGAGAGATAAAAGCACAGGAATCAGAAGAAGAAGTAGAAGCTGAAGAAGAAGTAGAGGCTTATGTATCTAAACAAGAATTTGAATCAGCCGTTGAGGAAATCAAAGGTATGATAAACGAACTGAAGGACAAGAAAGAAGAAATGGCAGAAGTAGAGGAGCAAGTAAAACAAGAACTTAGCGAAACTCCTGCAACTGAGCCTATCTCTCACAATCCAGAAGTAAAACAAAAAACAAATTTAAAGTTCGCTCAAAACAGAAAAGAAACAACTTTAGATAGAGTAATGAAAAGATTAACTAACAATTAAAATTAAAAAAAATGCCAAACCCAACATTCACACCAATTGCTTCAAGTTATTCTGGAGAGTTTGCAGGAAAATATCTTGCAGCTAGTCTTTTAACTGCAAAAACATTAGATGATGCAGCAATAACTATTATGCCAAACATTAAGTATAAAGCTGCTATGAAAGTAGGAACTTTTTCAAACTTAGTAAGAAGTGCAGATTGCGATTTCGATTCTTCGACTTCTGGATTAAACTTACAGGAAGCAATTCTAACTCCAACTGAGTTACAAGTAAACTTACAAATCTGTAAAAAAGAACTTCACGCTGACTGGGAAGCTGCACAAATGGGATATTCTGCATTTGATAGCTTACCTCCACTATTCTCTGATTTCGTTATCGCAAGAGTAGCTGCTGAAGTAGCAAGTGCTACAGAAACTTCTATATGGAGTGGAGCTGTAGGAGAAGGAAACTTTGACGGATTTACTGCTTTAGCTACTGCTGATGGAACTGTAGTAGATGTTGCACAAACTGCCGTTAATGCAGGAAACGTAGTAACTGAATTAGGAAAAATAGTTGATGCTATTCCAAGTGCAGTTTACGGAGCAGATGACCTACACATTTACGTATCACAAAATATTTATAGAGCTTATGTTAGAGCTTTAGGAGGATTTGGTGCATCAGGTGTTGGAGCTAACGGATATGACAACAAAGGGAACAACCAATCATTAAATGATTTATTCTTTGATGGTGTTAAAATCTATGCTACATCAGGATTAGCTGACGATACTGCAATTGCTGCAAGATCAAGTAACTTATTCTTCGGAACAGGTCTATTAAATGACAGAAACGAAGTTAAAGTAATTGATATGTCAGACATCGATGGATCGCAGAATTGTAGAGTAATTTTACGCTATACTGCTGGAGTTCAAATCGGAATTGGAGCAGACGTAGTTCTTTATTCTTAATATTTTTAACTAACATATAAGAGGGTGGGTATTAATCTACCTACCCTTTTTTAATACTAACAATTATGGCTTGTATATTAACAACAGGTAGAAAAGTTCCTTGTAAATCAGCAGTAGGTGGTCTAAAGACTGTTTACTTTGCAGATTACGGAACTCTTGGAGATGCTACTATTGTAGATGGAGAAATTACTGCTTTTGCAGGAAGTCCTACTTTATTTCAATTTGATATAAAAGGAAATTCTTCTTTAGAATCTGCAATCAATAGCTCAAGAGAAAACGGAACTACATTCTACGAATCAACATTAAACTTAACGCTTACTTTCCTAGAAAAGGCTACACAAGAAGAACTTAAATTAATCGCACACGCAAGACCTCACGTTTTTGTAGAAGATTATAATGGTAACTACTTTGTAATGGGATTAGAACACGGAGCAGAGGTAACAGGAGGATCAATCGTAAGTGGTGCTGCTATGGGAGACCTTAGTGGATTTACACTAACTTTAGTTGCTCAAGAAACTGCACCACCATACTTTATTACAGGTTCTGTAGTAACAGGAGATGCAAGTGCAACACAAATTGCACCTAATTAAAATAATTTTTGTATATTACAAAAGTTTTCATTAATTAATTTTTAGATTAGAGAAAGAGGGGAGTTTTAATGCTCCTCTTTTTTTATACACAAAATCTAAACTTTGTACGTTATATAAGTATGATACACTTAACGACATCTGCATCGGCACAAACATTCAAGGTAATACCTAGAAGCTATGCAAGTACTGTAAGTATGATACTAAGAGACGATTCAACAAACACCTCTACAACATACTCAGTAAGTACAACAACAGATAAAAATTATTTAGTGATATCAAAAGCATTAAGTCCTATATTAGTAGAGGGAAGGTTTTACGACCTTACTTTAAAAGAGGGAAGTAATGTAATTTATAAAGACAAAGTTTTCTGTACTGACCAAGCTATATCAAGTTACTCAGTTAATAATGGAGAATATACAACACCATCAGGAAATGATGCTTACGATAATGATTATATAGTAATATGAAAAACAAATCAGATTTAAGTATAGTAAATTTAAGTACCTACACATCTCCACAAGTCAAAGAGGTAAGTGGTAAAGATTGGATTGAGTACGGAGGAGATAACAACTATTTCCAATACTTAATAGATAGATACAATGGAAGTCCTACCAATAACGCTATTATAAATGGTGTTAGCGAGATGATTTACGGAAAAGGGTTAGATGCTACCAATTCAAATAAAAAGCCTGACCAGTACGCTCAAATGAAGTCTTTATTTAATAATGATTGTGTAAGAAAATTATGCTATGATTTAAAATTAATGGGACAATGTGCTATACAAGTTATCTATTCAAAAGATAGAAGCAAGATTTTACAGTTAGAGCATATACCTATTGAAACTCTTAGAGCTGAGAAATGCAATGATAAAGGAGAGATAGAGGGTTATTACTATTTTAGTGATTGGGCAAAGTACAAGCGAGGAAACGAACTAACAAGAATACCTGCATTCGGAACTTCTAAGGAAGGATTAGAGATACTTTATGTAAAGCCATACAGAGCAGGTTTTAAATATTATAGTCCAGTAGATTATCAAGGTGGTACACAATACGCTGAATTAGAGGAGGAAATTTCTAACTTTCATTTAAACAACATTCTTAATGGTTTAGCACCTAGTATGTTAATTAACTTCAATAATGGAACTCCTGATCCTGAACAAAGAGAAATGATAGAGAGAAGAATCTACGAAAAGTTTAGTGGTTCTAGTAATGCAGGTAAATTTATATTAGCGTTTAATGACAATCCAGAAACTGCTGCAAGTATCGAGCCTGTACAGTTAAGTGATGCACATCAACAATATGAGTTTCTAAGTTCAGAGAGTTCTAAAAAGATAATGGTATCTCACAGAATTGTAAGTCCTATGTTATTTGGTATTAAGGATGATACAGGACTAGGAAACAATGCAGATGAATTAAAGACTGCATCTATCTTATTTGACAATCTTGTAATTAAGAGCTTTCAAGGTCTTTTAATAGAGGCTTTCGATAAAATACTAGCTTACAACAATATCTCGTTGCATTTATACTTTAAAACGCTTCAGCCGTTAGAATTTACAGACTTAGAGAATGTAGAGGATGATGAAACAAGAGAAGAAGAAACAGGAGTTAAACTTTCTGAAGATAACGAAATAGCAAACAAGCTAATCGACTTAGGAGAGAATGAAGAAGATATATTAAAAGAATATGATTTAATTGATGAACACGAGGTAGATTATGAATTAGATGATGAGCTTAACGAAAAAATCGATGAACTAAACAATGAAGTAAAACTAGTTAGTACAGGTCGAGCAAACAAAACGAAAGATAGTGAGCAAGATGGTACAACTAAATCTTCAAGAGCTTTAGGGTACACATTTTTAGTTAGATATACATACACAAAAGCACCAGGCAAAGCAGATTCGTCTAGAGAATTTTGTAAAAAAATGATGAAGGCTAAAAAGGTATATCGAAAAGAAGATATTATGGCTATGGGTAATGTAGCCGTGAATCCAGGCTTTGGTAAAAATGGAGCTGCGGAATATAACATTTGGCTATACAAAGGAGGAGCTAGATGTTTTCATCGCTGGACAAGAAAGATATTTTTAAGAAAAGACGATACTAAAGGTGTTGGTAAAAGCATATCAACAAACAGAGCTATTAAAGCAGGATTCAAACCAGAAACGAACAATAAAAAAGTAAGTATAGCACCTAAGAACACAAAATATAAAGGATATACTGCAGCTTATTGGAAAAAAATGGGGTTTAAAAATTAATTATGGCAACAGTATTATTCATATCAAGAACAGATTTAGTTAAGAACAGTATTATCGATGGTAATACAGATACTGATTTGTTTATACAATTTATTAAGATTGCACAACAAATAGAAATAAGAAACTATTTAGGAACTAAGCTATACGACAAAATAGCAGCAGATATTTCAGGATCTGGTTTATCAGGAAACTATCTAACCTTAGTAAATGATTATGTACAACCTATGTTAATATGGTATGCACAAGCAGAGTATTATCCTTATGCAGCATACAAAATCAAAGCAGGAGGCGTATTTAAAGGAATATCAGAGAACTCTGAATCAGTTTCTAAAGGAGAGGTAGATTTTCTAGTAAACAAAGCAAGAAACACGGCAGAATACTACACACAGAGATTTTTAGATTACATAAACAACAATAGTGATTTATTTCCTGAGTATAATGATAATAGTGGAGGAGATGTATTTCCTGATTCAGATGCAACATTTAATGGATGGGTACTTTAAGATACAAACCGAAAGAAAAAAATATAGTAAAACTAAAACAGTATTTAAACAAATACGAAGATTTATTTAAGAAGA